ATTTTGTATAGGCTTTTTTATTAACGGAATTTAAAACGGAGACAAAATTTGATAAAAAAGTTGTTGACAACGGATATGTAGTAGTTTATATTCAGTATCAACAACAACACAAACGGAGGTTAAAAATGAAAATTACAGACCTAGCCAAAGAAATAGAATTAACTGAAGAAGAATTAAATAGTAAAGTTATTGAAAGAGCGTTTCCAGTTAACGCTTATTTTGAATATACCTTCTTCATGGCTACTGAAGAAGATGCTGATGAGTACTTCATTCGCAGAGGTAATAATTGGACATGGAAAGGTCCCGGATTTTATGATTATGATGGATTTGTCTGTACTGATGATGAGCATGTTGTTTCTTGTTTAATTATTGAAGACGGCGATATTGTCGCCACATCTTACAGCATAGATAACTTCATGAACAAGACAGCTGGAGATAGCTGTGAAGATGATGTTGACGGCGTTATTGACCTGTGGATAAAAACATTTGAATTTTAAAATAAAGACTTAACTACTAATAAATAAAGCCGGGTTAATCCCGGCATTAAAAGGAGATGAACAATGAAAAATACTAGAATCGAAACATTTGAAATGTTCACAAAAGAATTATGTGAATCAAACGTACGTGCTTTATCTTTTTATAAAGAAGATTTGCAGCATTGTTGGGATTTTTCTAAGATTGAGGGTGACCTTTGCGTCTTAGGATTTGCAATAAAATTGCAAAAAAAAATGGTGTCCTTTATAAAATGGGCACAAAAAAATAAATGCAAGACTGTTGGTTATTCTGGTAGCTATAAAACAATAGCATTGTCTGACTTATCTTACAGGGTTGAAGAGGGTAATCTTGTATTTGGAGCTGGACGACTCTTTCTGGAGTATTGTGTTTCTAATATAGCAGTAAACACTAAAGAACCTCTTAACCGAACACAGCTACTTAACGAACAGCTGAATGTCTGGAAACAAAAAACACTACTTGAGAGAGCCGAAAGAGTTTTACATTGCCTCAAAAAATACGAGGTTAAATTAAAAAATTGGAAAAAATTCTTGGAAGAAAAGGTCTGATTGCAGAATTTAAATAATTGTGGCTTTTGGAGGTAACTAATATAACCCACGCTACAACAAACAAAAACAGGAGGAAACAAAATGGAAACAGTAAAAGTAATCATCAACGAACAACATATCCTGCTACCAGAGCAGGAAGAGATTTTAAACTCCCAGTTTGAGGACTGGGAATTTTTCAAAGTTCCAGCTGACGGCTGGACATTACCAAAAATGAAAGAGATTGCAAAGTCTCTTGCAAACGATAACGTGGTTTTTTGTTCACCAGTTCCAGTTTTACTAGCCGAACTTGCAAAAAACGCAGGCTTTCAGGACGCCTGCTCAAAAGTGGAGAACGGCTTTTCTGGTCAAGTTCCTTCTGTATTCGTTTTTCATAATGATAGACGTGAAAAAAAAGAATTGCCAAATGGCAAAGTGATTTCAGTTACAGCCAAAGAAGGCTGGCAGCTGGTAGAAATATAATATTTAAGCCATACAGATTTATTCTGCATGGCTTTTTTTGTTTAACAACAAACAAAAACAGGAGGAAAAAAAAATGAAATACAGAATTTATGTTGCTTCACTAACAGATTATAACAACGGTATCCTTCACGGAGTCTGGATTGACCTTGACGGTAAAGATTCTGATGAAGTTATGGAAAAAATTGAAGAAATGTTGGCAGACTCGCCAACAGCTAAAAAATATGGTGAAAAGGCTGAAGAATGGGCTATTCATGACTTTGAGGGGTTTGACAGTCTACATGAGCATGAAGACATTGAAGAACTGATTGAAGAAGTCAACTTAATGGAAGAGTATGGAGACGCCTGGACAGCTTACACAGCTATTACAGGACGTGAATATGCTACTAAAGAAGGCTTTCAAGAACGCTATCAAGGAAGCTATGAAAGCGAACGTGATTTTGTGGAGTGTCTACTTGATGATATTGGCGAACTTGGAAGTATGCCAGAGCACCTAAGAGATTATTTTGACTATGATAGTTATGCCAATGACCTTTTCACATCAGATTTTGAATGTGAATATGTAGAAGGTATTTGTTACGTTTTTTACAGATTCTAATTGTGTAGCCAAAACAGGAGGAAAAACTAGTAGTGAAGTTCTGGAGAACTTAACAGATGGTTTTTACAGTCTGGTAAAAAAATCAGCTAAAGAATACTTTTTAGTCAAAGAAGACTTTGAGGGACACTTTCCAGACACTGAAGACCTCTTTAAAAACCCTTTATCATGGAATGAAACAAGTTTTAATTTCATAGCTGGAAAAAAGGTTGATATCTTTACACATTCAGTTTGTACACTTATTCTTGAAACAAAAATTCTTTTCAATTTTGAACTGATAAAAAAATTAAAAGATATTACACCAGCATATATAGTGCATTATGACAGTTACTTTATGTTTTCAGCACAAGAGACAGAATTTAAGTATCTTTTAATGCCACTAAGAAACTAAAATAAAGGCTACACTTTAGGCTTAAATTTAAAGTGTAGCGGAAAGGATAACTCATGAAAACAATTAGATACTACACAGACACAAACGAATATATGGAATTATCTGAAGCAGTAAGAGAAAAAATAAAACATGACTTGGTTGAAATTTCTATTGAAATTATTCTCCAAGATATACAAGAACATTGGAAAGAAAAACTTGAAAAAATGGGGTTTATTGACCCTAAAATACGTTATGATGTGTCTTTTAGTCAAGGTTCTGGTACAAGTTTCACTTTTACTGCTCTTGATGCTGAACTTATTGAAAATACATTAGTTAATTGTAATAAATATGATAGTTATATCTTTATGTTTACAAAATGTTTACAGCAAGATTTAATCACAGTTTCCGGTCAAGATAGTTTTTCCAGGTACGTACATGAAAACACGGTTAGCATTGACTGGGACACTAATCAGGAAATACCTGAAAAACTGGTTGACAGGATTGAATGGGTTATTGAAAACTATCTTGAACCTTTAAGGTTAAGAATATGCCGGACAATTCACAAGACATTAGAAGACAATGTTTTAGCTTGCTATGAAGATTCTTATATTAGTGATTTATGTACGGATAATGAATGGTTGTTTACTGAAGACGGATATTTAATTTGAACATAAACAAGAATCTTGACTTTGAAAAAATAACAGCATACAACTTTTACTACCAGGGCTACTTTAAGACTTGGAAGTAATTACAAGGGGTAACCATGTCAGTTTTTAAGAGGGGAAAGTACTATTATACGGACTTTATTGTTAACGGAGTCCGTACTTGTAAGAGCACCAAACAGACAAACAAAACTCTTGCTCTAAAAATAGAGCAGGAGCTTAGAAAACAACAAAAAGTAACAGTTCTGTTTTTATCTTCGGCACTGGAGCAGGTCTATATTAACCGCTGGCAGCATACAAGCGACGGACTCAAATCATACAAACGAGTACTAACAATTATCCGCTTGTACTCTGACATAGACCTGAACGACATCACCAGTACCACCATAGATGAAATCAGACAGGTTTTAAGAGAAAATCTAAGTATCACTGAAAGTACCATTAACAGGTACATCGCAAATTTACGGACAGTATTACGTGAAAACAATATCAATGTCCGTTGCCGTATTACAAAAGAAGTGCCTGAAAAAGAATTTGTTTTTTCGCCGGAACTGGAACAGCAGGTTCTGGAAGCAATCAGGCAGTCGTCTTTGAAATATACAAGGGAACTTTCCTTCCTGTTTCCAATACTTATTGATACAGGTATAAGACTTTCAGAATGCTTGTCCTTAACTTCAGAAAATGTTCTGGACAACTACCAGTACATTGAACTGTTTTCCAGAAACTGCAAAGCAAGTAATCCTAGAGTTATTCCTTTAACTGAACGTGCGGGACAACTACTAAAAACTGTAATTACTGAAAACATGTTTGAAGGGTTATCCAATTACACTTTCAGCAAACTTTTCAGGAAGTTCAGTCCTTACACGTTGCACACTTGCCGTCATACTTTTGCAAGTCGTTTAGGGCAGTCTAACTGTTCAGCACTACAATTACAGTATTTATTAGGACACAAAAGTATTAAGACGACAACCAGATACACACATTTTTTACATCGGGAAAATCTGAAAGCTTTATTTCTGAACTAAGGGACGACAACAAGGACTAACACTTAAGGTTTATCTAAAAGTAAATACTTAAAAATTTACAATAAAATCAATTGGTTAAAAAGAACTGTTATTTAATCAGACACTCACTCACTTACGGGGAAGCAGGGCGACACTTTACGGGACTAACAGGAAAGGAATAATTATGATTGAGCAACAAATTAAGCTCGAAAAGCAAAACATTTCTGAAGCAATCGACAAGTACAGACAAAAAGTAACACAAAAAGAAGGGAATCTGCCTCCGGACTTTTTCCTTATGAAAAAAGCTTTCAACCCTTTCAGGGATAGTCTTGCAGTGTATCTGAAAGATAACGCAAGGGGAGGACATTATGGTATTATTAAAAAATATCTAAAGGAATTAAAACCTGATGAACTTGCTTTTATTACTCTGCAATATTTGATTTCTAAAGATTTTCTTAATGTGCCTCTACAGACACTCTGTCAAAAAATCGGGAAGGAAATACAACAACAGATTAACTACAACAGGTTTAAAGCTGAAAACAAAGCCTATGTAAAAACTATTGTGGAAAATCAAAAAGCGAGCACTCCTGTACACAAAAGAAGAGCCTGGGGAGTAATTCTTAAAAACAAAGCTGAAAACAGGCTTGAAATGACTCCGAACGAACTCTTTATGACAGGGAAAAAACTGATTGAAGTGCTTATAGAAAATACTGGAGTAGTCCAAATTGTTAAAGGCAGAAGCAAGACAGGAACAGATAATAAAAGTCTTATCTGGACTACAGAGATTCAAAAATTTATGGAAAAAGCACACAAACATTGTGAGGTAATGTTTGCTCGAAACTTACCTATGATAGTGCCACCTGTTCCCTGGACTGATAACCAGAACGGCGGTTACTATGTACAGGACTTAAAACTAATCGACACAAAGAATCCTGAACAGAGAAAACATATTCCTGAAGTTTTCCCTGAAGAAATACTTGAAGCAGTCAACAGGATTCAAGCAACTGCGTGGGTAGTCAATAAACAAGTCTTAGAGATTGCTAAAAGTTTGCTCTATAAGAAAAATAATTTTGGAGTCCTTACAAATCCCAGACAGGAAAGGGAAGAGCCTCAAGCTGTTATTCCTACAGGAACTAAAGAAGAGCAAAAAGCGTGGATAAAAGAAAACCCTGAAAAGTTTGTTGAGTGGAAGCAGAAAATGACACAGTTCTATGACTTTATTAATGCTCAGAGAACTAAAGTCAGAGCTGAAATTGACACAATAAACACTGCCAATGATTTTAGTAAATACAAGAAAATTTATTTTCCTCATTTTATGGATTTCAGAGGTAGAATTTATCCTGCTGTAACACACTTGAACCCTCAAGCTGGTGACCTGGCTAAAGGTTTACTTTTGTTTGCTCAGAAAAAACAATTAGGAAAAAAGGGGATTGATTGGTTGGCAATACATGGAGCGAACTGTTTCGGAGAAGACAAGATACCTCTTAAAGACAGGATAATCTGGACTGAAGAAAATACTCTTGAAATCCTGAAGTCTGCTGAAAATCCTCTGGAAAATCTGTTTTGGACTCAGGCAGACAAACCGTGGCAGTTCCTAGCATTTTGCTTTGAGTGGAAAGCAATGTTTGAACTGGAAAACCCTGAAAAGTACAAGTGCAGTCTGCCTGTAAATATAGACGGAAGTTGTAACGGACTACAGCACCTTGCAGCACTCCTAAAAGATGAACAAGGTGGATTTAAAGTGAATCTGCAAAATGCTGAAAGACAAGACGTTTACAGTTTAGTTTTGTCTAAAGTTAAAGAAAAACTAACAGCTAACCTGATTGAATACTCGGAAGACTGGCTACCTGTAATAGACAGGAAGTTAATCAAGCGAAACGTTATGACAGTGCCTTATGGAGTCACTCAAAGAGGTATGGCTGAACAGCTTGCAGCAGAAATAAAACTTGAAACAAGTCTGAAATACAGAAGACTACAGGAAAATCTAAACAAAGCCTGTAATGCTCTGGGTATTGTAAATTATGAGACAATCAGAACTGAAATTCCCTCTGCAATTATAGTAAAGGAATGGCTACAAGCCTGTTCTGAAGAGTTTACTAAACACGGACAGCCTGTTTACTGGACAACTCCGCTCGGACTTAAAGTGGTACAGGAAAAACTAAAAACTACAATAAAAAGAGTAGAGACAACAATGGGGAAAAGTAAAATAAAATTAAATTTTAAAGTGCCTACATCTGAAATTGATAAAAGAAAACAGGCTGAAGGAATTAGCCCTAACTTCATACATAGTCTTGATGCGACACACTTAATGATGACTGTCCTTGCCTGTCCGAAAATAAACTCTTGGGCGATGGTACACGATAGTTTTGGTTGTCTTCCTTCAGATATGGAACAACTGTATAAGGCTACAAGAGAAACCTTTGTAAACTTATATTCCAAGCCTGTTCTGGAAGATATCCGCAATCAGTTTATAGAGCAATTGCCTCAAGGAAATTTCCCTGAATTACCAGAAATGGGACAGCTAAAAATTACTGAAGTTTTGGACTCAGAATACTTTTTTGCATAGCAACGGGGACTACCTATAGCGAGTTTATAGGTAGTCCTTAAAAAACTTACGGGAATTTCTACGGCACTATGTGGAGAAGATACCAAAACTGAAAGGAAAAACTAAAAAGGACTTGCTAAACTTAAAATCAATGTAAATTAAACACTTACTTACCGGAGGGAACAAACATGGATATCAAAGAAAGAACTTCAAACTTTGTCATAATAGCAAACCCAACAATTTCTTCAAATGGAACCTGGAACAAACGCTGCGTTTCAGGAGAAATAATAACTTCAGCACAAAACCTTTGGGATGGCATTACAGATATACTATCTCAAAGGCAAATAGATACTCTTGAAAGATTGTATTCTAAAGAGTTGAAAACATTAGGTATTTTATAATTTTACTTAAAATGCCATGTTTGACAATTAATGACAAAAGAGGAGGTGTCTATAGAGTTTACCATCAATTCAGAGGAAAACTTACAATGAAGAAAGGATATTAATTATTGAAACACTGAAAGAACTTTCTAGACTTTATGCCAGTTGGTATAAAGGCGAACCACCTGAAACAGATAATTATATGAATGTAGCAAACCTTACAGGCATACAGCCTGAACATTTTATTAAACAATTTGAAAAAGGAATAAAACCTTATGAAAGAACCAAAAAGAACTAAAAACGGAAGCCTGAGCTTCACAACCCCAGTCGGTGAAAGTTTTTTCGCTCATCTGATTGAACCTGACACAAAATTTAACCCTGATGGCATGTTTGCAGTGAATCTGAAGATGTCAGCAACAGACCCTGAAGCTGAAGAACTGAAGGAATACATAGACAAGGAAGTTGAAAGCGTTTTTGAAGATGAGTTCAACAAGGTAAATCCCAAAAACAAAAAGAAAATGATAAGACATTATCCTTATGAAATGGAAGTGGATGAGGAAGGAAACGAAACCGGAAACATTCTTTTCAAGTTTTCCAATAAGGCATTCTTTGAGGACGAAAAGACAGGCAAACAGATTGACCTGAAGCCAAAACTTTTTGGCAAAACAGGACAGCCTCTTGATACTACCGGAATAAACTATATCGGTAACGGCAGTCAGATACAGGTTGCAGGCTACATGAAGGGCTTTATGATGCCAGCTACAGGACTGACAGGAGTAAGTCTTAAAATCAATGCCGTACTTGTAAAAGAACTTGTAGAGGGTAACCAGTCCGCTGAAAGTTATGGTTTCGATGTCGAGGAAGAGTCCTGGAACAATACTGAAGTGGCTGACGGTGATTTCTAAGACAAGTAGTCTTATCAGAACTTTCAGGTCAGGACTTGAAAGGGAAATCGCAGCTCAGATTTCAAGAGAAGGTCTTCCACTAAGCTATGAAAGTTTTAAAATTCCTTTTGTTCAGCCAGAGAAAAACAGAACATACACTCCCGATTTTCTTTTACCTAATGGGATTATTATAGAATCAAAAGGAAAATTTGATGTTGGGGACAGACAAAAACATCTTTGGGTAGCAAGTCAATACCCTGATTTAGATATTCGTTTTGTCTTTACAAATCCTAACCAGAGAATATCGAAAAATTCAAAAACTACATACGGTGCTTGGTGTAGGAAGTACGGCTTTAAGTATGCCAAAAAACTTATACCTCAAGCATGGCTGGAAGAACCTGTCAATCAGAAATCTTTAAAAATGTGTAAAGAACTGAAGGGGAAATGAATGTCACAATCAAGTATAGTGCTAAAACACCTTAAAAATGCTGAGGGTCTCAGCCAATATGAAGCGACAAAAAAGTACGGAATAATCAGGCTGGGAGCAATAATTCACAAGCTCAAACAGGAAGGTCACAGAATACGTACTGAACTTCACAAGTCAGGACAAGGGGGGAACTATGCTGTTTACTTTCTGGATTGACTTCTGGAAATCCTTCTGGGAAGAGCCGGAGACTGAAAAACCGCTCTGGGAAATGGACTTTTATGAGACTTATCACACTAAAACACAGTCCAGTAAAATGTCCAGAAAAGAAGCTGAAGAAGAATGTTTCAAACTTTTTAATATTCACGCTAAAGACCCAGTCAGAGTCAAACTTGATGCAACTATAAGAAAATTAAAACCTTAAAAATTAAGAGGATATTATGTGGAAAGAAGTTAAAGCAACAGATTTAAAAGTCGGAGATAAAGTAAAAGTCACAGGGTCTTTTGAAGGGAACTCTTTTGATAACGCTGAAGGTGTTGTTGTTGGTATCAGAGGGACAAGCTTCAGTATTGAATTTAAAGGTGAGGGTGTAAGAGATAAAGAAAACTTACACGGTGGTATAGGAGGTAAAGCACATTCTTGCTGGAATTTTGCCAGAAACACAACTTTCTGCACCTTCTGGAAAGACGAACCTGTTTACTACACAATCTTCAACAAGGAAGAAGCCAGACATCTTGTAGGGAAACCTGTAAAAAGAAGTGACGATGGTATTATCTGGACAGAGCCTGAAATCCTGGAAAAACTAGAGCCTGATGGTTCAGAATACCCTTTCAGTACGGAAAATGAATGTTACAGGTTCATAAAAGAACTAACTGAAGAAGAGCAGAAGCAGTTTGAAGAAGAGCAGGAGCTTGTCAAAATTCTTGAAACACTTACAACTCCAGACGTAATCAAAACCATCAAAGAGCTTGTCTTCAAGTAATATTGTAAAATCTCATTTACCTTGTCCTTCCTGTCCAAGTTCAGATGCTTACTCAGAGTATGACGATGGACATGGCTATTGTTATTCCTGCCAGACTTATTTTCCTGCAAACAAAAGTAGTAAAATTCAAACAGAATACAAAGCGATTCCTTCTAGAAAACTGACAGCCAAAACCTGCGAGTTTTATAAGTACGGTGTCGGAACTTACAAGGGAAAACCCTGTCAGGTAGCCAACTACGGTAAAGCTCAGAAATTAAGATTTCCAGACAAAACTTTTGCAGTTATTGGAGACGGTAAAAACTTACCTCTTTTCGGGCAAAACCTGTTTACTGAAGGCGGTCTGAAAGTAATCATTACAGAGGGTGAAATAGACTGTCTTTCAGTTGCACAGGCAACAAATCTAAAGTGGGCTGTAGTGTCACTTCCTTCTGGTGCTGGTAATGCTGAAAAAAGTATTAAGGGCAGTCTGGAATGGCTTGAGTCTTTTCAGGAAGTAATACTTATGTTTGACAACGATGACCCTGGAAGGGAAGCTGTAAGTAAAACTGTAGAACTCTTCAGTCCAGGCAAGGTTAAAGTCTTTCAGTACCCTGAAGGGTATAAAGACGCTAACGAGTTACTACAGGCAGGACTTGGTGGAGCTATTATAGACGGTATCTTCAAGGCTAAAGCCTATAGACCTGACGGAATAATTTCAGGTCAGGATTTACTTGAAGATGTTCTGTCTGAACCTCTGCCTGGACTTACAATTCCCTATCCTGAAATGAATAGAATGTTTGATGGTCTACGTTATGGAAGCCTTTACTTGTTTACAGCAGGCTCAGGAATAGGGAAGACAACCATAGTCCATGAACTTGCTTATCATTTAATGATGGTACACAAGGAAACTATAGGTGTCATAGCTCTGGAAGAAAACAAAAGGAAAACTGCAAAACGCTATCCAGGTATTTACCTTAATCACCCTCTTACTTTAAACCGCTTTGGACTTACTGACAGTCAGATTAAAGAAGCCTTCGAGAAAACTACAGGTTCAGGCAGGTTTTTCCTGTACGACCACTGGGGTTCTTTGAACCTTGACAGGCTTATAGGAAAAATCAGGTACATGATTAAAGGTCTTGGCTGTAAATGGATAATTTTAGACCATATCAGTATTGTTGTGTCTGGTCTTGATGAAATCGGGGAGTCTGAAAGAAAGCTGATAGACAAACTGATGACAAGGTTACGGGCTCTAATTGAAGAAACTCAAGCAAGTATTCTGGCAGTTGTCCATTTAAGCAGAGCTACAGATAATAGTACAAAAGGTTGGAATGAAGGTAAGCAGGTCAGCTTGAGGTCTTTAAGAGGCTCAGGAGCTTTGGAACAGCTTTCAGATGCTGTGATAGCGTTAGAGCGAGACCAGCAGGGGGACAATAAGGATGAGAGTATAATCAGAGTCTTAAAGAATAGGGAACTTGGTATTACAGGGGTTGCAGATACACTCTTGTATAATCATAAGACAGGCAGGTTATTACCTGTAGGGGAACAACAAGTTAAATTTGAGGATTTTTAAATATGTGGAAAGTAATAAATAAGACAAGTGACGTAATAGTATTCGTAATAAGAATAAATAATAAGTCACCAGATACACACAGCTTTATAAACAAGAATGTTTTTGCTTTTACAAACCATGTAATAGAATTAAGACAAGGAGAAGAGTTTAATAGATATATAGAAAAATTTAATAGAAAACATGGTATTATTCATACCGAAAATTATTACACACCAGATGACATAAAACAAATATATGATGATATACAAACAAGTTATGTTCTTAAATTAGAAGAAATAGCTTATAGAGCTACAGAACTAATGTCTGAATATATTAACCCTGAAAGATGGTTTGAATTAAAAAAACTAGTACATGAAGATACTAAACACTATTTAACAGACTGTTTTATGAGTGAGTATGACTTTGCTCACGAAATAAAAGATGCAAAACATATGACTATAGAAGCAATAATAAAATATAGAGTTTAGTTATGTGTAAATAACTTTTTACAAAATAAGAACCCTACTAATAATCTAATTGGTAGGGTTTTATATTGTAAAGAAATTAGTTTAATTAAAGGAAACTAGAAAATGGATTTTATATTTAGAATACAGAATCATTATTTCGAAAAAGGAACTCCGTGGGTTGAGTTGGATAAAATCAAGCAACGGAGTTGGTTTCTTTCAATTGATATTGAAGATGATGAAGTAGTTCCATGCTATGAAGCAGTTTGCTCCTTATGTGAGGGAACAGGAACAGAATTTATAGTCCTTAAAGATGGGGCTCAAGGAGAATTTGCTTGCAGAAACAAATGTTGGCAAAACAAAAATGCTGAATTAAGAATAAGCAAGGACATAGCTTTTAAGTCAGTAAAAATATTAACCAGTAAAACACAAGAGACTCATCCGTATTGGGAAGTCTTTCTTGATATGAGCTATTCTAATAGTACAGAGTTAAGAGACGTTACATTTAAGAATCTTCCGGGTGAAAGCGGAATTTATATGCTCAATATCTGGTTCGATTATGATGGTGAAGAACTTAATTTTGGAGATAACTTTAAAAAAATTATGTGATGTTTGTGGAAAATTTTATAAACCCTTCAGTTCTACCTGTGAAAGACATGTAGTAACTAAAACGGGTATTACTTTCGATTTAGAAATGATGGTAACTACTCGTAGACTAAATGGTCTTGGTAACCCTGTTGGAGGGGTTGACCTTTGTCAAGAATGTCTTAGAGACCACCTGACATCATTTTGTACTAAACTTGAGGAGGTTTTATGAAAGCAACATGCTGTTACTGTAATTGTTTAATTAATTTAGACCCTAGTGACGATTTTCCAGACGAACTTTTTAAAGAAGGCGATGTCTTTGAGCGTACTTGTCCTGATTGTGGTAAAAGACTAAGTATTTGTCCTATAGCTACATGGTCTTATGATGTAGACAAAATTGATTCAGATATATTAAATTATCAATATAAGAACAAATAATGAAAAGAATAATCTTCAGTAATTATCTTGTCTGGCTGTTTTACCTGTGGATAATTGTCCCAGTTCTACTAAGTATTCTAGGTGTCTTCATTATAGTTACCGCAATGCTTGAAGCAATGCGAAAAGAACTTGTCTGGATGAAAAAACTATGTACTGAAGCGGAACTATCGATAAAATATTCAGTTTATAAAAGGAATAAAAAAAATGTACTCAGAAGAAATTAAAGCAAGGCATATAGACAGAAGACTTGCTAAATATTTAAGAGACAAAGAAGAGATAACCGAAGAAGATATTGAAGAAGCTGCTGAAAGAGAAACGCAGGATTCACTTATCTTTGAAGAAGCGGAAGCTCTAGCCAATCGCTTTAATATTTGACCTTGAAACTGATGGACTCCTTCCTGAATTAACTAAAATCCATACCCTTACTATATACGATACAACTTCTGAACGATACAAACGATACGACAAACAAGATGTTCCTATAGGAATTAAAAGGTTAATGCGTCCTGACAACGAGATAATCGGACACAATATCATCTTGTTTGACCTGCCAGCTATACAGAAGGTTTACCCTGAACTCTATTGTGTTTCTGAAAAAGACCCTAGAGTTATCGATACACTCATCTGGAGTAAACTCTGTTTTCCGCACCTGAAGGAAATGGATTACGGCAGGTTTCAAAAAGGGATGCTACCTGGACAGTTTATAGGTCGTCACAGTTTAGAAGCATGGGGGTACAGGTTAGGAGAATTTAAAGGAAACTTTGGCAAGACTACAGACTGGAAAAACTGGTCAAAAGAAATGTCTGATTATTGTGAGCAAGACGTAAAGGTTACAAAAAATCTTTACAATTATCTTATAGCTTTTTCAGACCCTAAAATGTTTGCTGAAGCTCTTCCTTTAGAACATCAGGTACAATGGATAATAAGACGGCAGGAGAACTTTGGATTTTACTTCAATAAAACTAAAGGTGAAAAACTCTATGCCAAACTTTTAAAAAAACAACAAGAGTTACTCGTAGAATTACAGGAAATCTTCCCACCAGTAGTTAAAAACAAAGGACAGTTTACCCCTAAAAAGGACAATAAAGCCAGAGGGTATACTGCTGGTGGGACTATGACAAAAATTGAAATTACCCCATTTAATCCCTCTTCAGGTGACCATATAATTTATGGACTCACTAAATTACACAACTGGAAACCTAAAGAATTTACAGACAAAGGTAATCCGAAAACCGATGAAGATGTTTTGTCTTCACTGTCTTACCCTGAAATTCCCAAACTGATTGAGTATATGACTGTCAGTAAACGGCTTGCACAACTCCATGATGGGAAACAAGGGTGGCTGAAAAATGTCAAGCCGAACAGCCGTATTCACGGAAGAGTTAATACTTTAGGTGCTGTAACAGGTCGTATGACTCATAACAATCCTAACCTTGCTCAAGTTCCTGCCGGATATAGTCCTTACGGTGAAGAGTGCAGGGAACTTTTCTGTGTCCCTGAAGGTAAAGTGCTTTTAGGTTGGGACGCAAGCGGTATTGAGGCAAGATGTATGGCTCATTTCCTTGCACCTTATGACAAGGGAGCGTTCATTAAGACGGTTCTGGAAGGTAAAAAGGAAGACGAAACAGACATTCATAACCTGAATAAAAAAGCTCTTGAGATTACCAGCAGGGATGTTGCCAAAACTTTTTTCTACGCTTGGTTATATGGAGCAGGTTACGGCAAGATAGCTAAAATACTTTCTTGCAGTACACGTCAAGCTAAACAAAAAGTTCAAACCTTTCTGGATAACTTTAAACCGCTAAAGAAATTAAAGGAAGACATAGCAAACGCTATTAAAATCAGGAACGGTATGCTTAAAGGTCTGGACGGAAGGCCCTTGTATTCCAGAAGTCCTCACTCAGCGTTGAACCTTGTCTTTCAGTCAGCAGGTGCTGTGATTATGAAACAGTTTTTAGTTATTCTTGACGCTGAACTGCAAGCTAAATTTCAGGGCAAATATGAGTTTGTCTGTAATGTACATGACGAAGTTCAAATTGAAACTTACCCTGAAATCGCTGAAGAAATCGGGAAGATTGCCAACCAGTCTATAATCGAAGCAGGAAAACAGTTAGGGTTTAGGTGTCCGCTTGAAGGGGAATATAAAATTGGGAACAGTTGGGAGGAAACACATTGATTACATTAACAAAACAGTGGGAAAACCACATAATTCTCCAGATGAAAAAAACTTTAGAGTTTAAAACCTATATAATTGAAATGATGGATGCTTTTAAAGCTATAAAGGAAATGTGGCTGACTAAAGGTTATGGGAGAACTGCTACTTTATCTCCTAGTATTTATTATACAAGACTTTCTTTAGGGTTAAGTCGTTGGGACACACCAGAAATTGTAACTCTATTCCTTGAAGAGTTTACAGAGCGTTTCCCTTATCTGATAGATAACGAAATAAGTTTAGAATCTTCAAGAATTGTGGTGAATATTGGACACCTTAAGATACAGAGAGAATATCCAAATCTTTTTCCTTACTTCATGATTTATTTTGATTTACATAAACACCAGACTTGTAAAATGATTCCAAGAATTATCACTGAAACTTATGAGAAAACTGTTTATGACCTGCACTGCTAGAGGACAGGAATGGAAAGCTTTCAGTACTCAGGTCTTAAATCATGTGGAAAACTACACAGTACCGCAGTATGGCGATAAGCCTGACGACCTGATTGAACAGTGGACAGTGGAAGACTGTCTGAAAGATATCAAAAAAAGGATTGAAAGATTCGGTAAAAACAAGCGACCAAATCAGGAAGCATTAGACTTAATAAAGATTGCTCATGTCGCCTGTGTCGCTCACTCTAAACTAAATAAGAAAGGATTTTTTAAAAAACTTGGATTGGACAGAATTTTTGGAAGATTCCAGAATAATTAACTGGAATAAAGAAAGAGGTCTGCTTGATAAATGCGACCTGAACCTTGAGCTTAAAATGCTGCAAGAAGAACTTCGAGAGTTCATGCTTGCAGATGAACCAGCTCATTCACTTCAGGAACTTTGTGATTTCATTTTTGTACTGAACGGTACAATAGCAAAGTTCTATAGCTCACCTGAAGATATCAGTAAGAATATCAATACATTTCCAAATACGCATGAGAAATTTCTGGTACTTATGGCGTGGGCTAAAGATAGTCTTGATTATATGTATACTATCTTTGGAAAAAGAATTGCTCCAGGCATACCACAGGGGAGCTTCAAGGCTCTGAAGCAGGCACTTGATATTGTCATTGAGTGTAATCAGGCAAAACCAAAGGTTAAAAAAGAAGGAAAAATAATTAAAGGGGAACTTTACGTTTCACCTTTGGAACGAATAAGAAAGGAAGTTTTTAATGAACCAGAGAAAAGCTAAAGAAATCAGATGGAAACTCTACAGATATGAACCTGTAAATTACCGTTTCAGAGATTACAAGAACACAAACGGTACAATTACAGCCGGAACATTAAGACAAACTTATCAGGACATAAAGCGGACTGAAAGTAACTCTTAAACAAGCTTCAGATTTAAGCCTGTGTATTGAAGCTATTAGAACCTGCACAGGTACTGAAGATAAAATCTCACCAGAAGACAAAAATTTAATTCATAAGTGTATACGAAAAGGGCACACCTCAGTACTTGAACATATTGTTTATTCATTTAGGATTGAGGGAGTATCTATAGCTGTACTTGCAGAACTCACAAGGCACAGGACAGGTTCTTTTTCTGTCTTGTCAACACGTTGGGCTTTAAATAAAAGGCTAAACAAAAAGACAACACCTGACTCCCTGAGACAATACTTCTTTCACACAGGAAATGAAAAGATTGACCAGCTTTCATTTGTTCAACTACTTGATATGGTCAGATTACTGAATGAGACAAGTAGTATACCAAATGATATTCTGAAATATCCGCTGCCATCTTCTTTTCTTACAAACATATTCTTTACTATTGACCTGCGGAATTTAAGACACCTGCTGTTCCTTCGGACAGCTCCAGATGTTCTAAAGGAATTTAAAGATTTAGCCTATACCTTGTTTGAAGCCATTCCTGAAGAACATAAGGAGTTCTGTGAGGATATGCTTTACGGACATGAAGATTACCCTGGTGAAGAAATTAAAAGACTTAAAGCAAGGATTAAAGAATTGGAGGGAAATGTTACAGACAAGTTATGATGATGCTTTTGTAAGCCTTCTGTCAGATATGCAAAATTATTTTGGCGAAGAACTATTCACTATTGATGGTATTGGGGAGCAGCTTGATATCAATAAATTTGCAACACAGTTTTTTAATTCAGATACTTCCACAGCCGACACTTCAGTAGACAGTAATTCAAATGTTTCAGAAAAGAACTCAATAGTATTTGATAAGGAGTTCTCCAAACCTATTCAAAGACTGAACTCTTATTACCTGCTTTGGAAAGAACTGAAACGATTGTATGGACAGTCTGAAGCTGATGCTATTATCGCCAATCAGTTGACAGGAGTGTTTTATATAAATGATTTCAGTAATATAGGATTGCCTTATTGTTTCAACTATACCACCTACGACATTGCCCTGCTGGGACTACCAATGGTGAACAAGATAATTTCCAAACCACCTAAATACTTTTTTTCATTTAAGAGTCAGGTGGAGCAGTTCATTGTAATTGCCAGCAACAGTACTCTGGGTGCTACAGGAATTGCTGATTTCCTTCTGGTGTCTGCTTACTATGTAGACAGAATTTACAGGACAGGAAATGATGGCAGTTTCAAGATTCCTGAAAGTGAGGTTAAAAATTACATTAAAGACCAGCTTACCAGCTTTATTTACACAGTCAACCAGCCAAATCGAGGCAATCAGTCTGCCTTTACTAATATCAGTCTGTATGATGATGTTTTCTTGGATAAATTGTGTGATGACTATAAGTTTCCAGACGGGAGAACACCGAAAAAAGAAACTGTAAAATGGCTGCAAGAGTTGTTTCTGGATATTATGAACGAAGAACTCGAACGTACACCAGTTACATTTCCAGTTACCACAGCCTGTATGAGTGTTAAGGACGGGGAAATACTTGATAAAGATTTTCTCAAGTTAATCTCGAAGAAAGATGAAAAGTTCGGTTTTGTGAATATCTATATGGGAGCTACAAGTACTTTGAGTTCCTGCTGTTTCAGTGGAGAACAGAAAGTCCTCACTAAAAGTAGTAATGGAGTATTTTATTCCACCTTTAGTGAACTTGATAAAGCAACCTATGAAGAGGCTAAAAGAAATTTCAGTATTTTTCACAACGGTAGTTGGGTTAAAGGAAAAGTAATAAAAATACCTAAAAACAATAAAAAACTTTTCAAGATAACAACTCAAAATAATAAAACCCTTGTAGTAACTGAAGACCACATGAACCCTACACTACGTGGGGATATCAGGACAGATGATTTAACAAGTGAAGATTACTTATTGTTTAATCAAAATACTTTAAATTCTTATCCTGAAAAAGATAAAAAACTTTCCTATCAGCAAGGTGTTTTCATAGGTGCTTACCTGGGTGATGGTAGTATTTATGATAAGGATAGAAATGAGTTAATTTTCAGTATCAATCAGGAAAAGTTAAATAGACTTAAACCTTTTCTGGATTCCATCGACTCTTCTTATCATGTGTATACAACAAATACAGGCGTGTCTCTACGTTATTACTCCAAGGATTTAATCAATTTTGTCCGTGAGTATGTTAAGGGCACGACGTGTAATGAAAAAGAACTACTGCTTGATTGTTTGTGTCAGTCTGTAGAATTTAGACAGGGTATTCTTGATGGTTTTTATATCACTGACGGCGGTAACTCTAACAGGCTATATACTACTTCACAGAAACTTGCAGAAACAATAGAAGTGCTGCTAACTTCTTTAGGTAAAGTTTCAATCATAGATACCACTGACAGAACAGATGAAAAGGTAATCATAAGAGGGAAAGAGTTTACAAGAAATTTCCCGACAATCTGTGTCCGTTGGTATGAACCTAGAAATAAAAGGACAATGAAAGATGTATATAAAATATTAAACAATTCAATTTACTTTAAGATAAAAGATATCGAAGAAATAGTCTATACAGACGCTGAAGTATATTGTTTTGAAATGAATAACCCTGAAGAACCTTATTTTACCCTCCCTAATGGAGTTATCACACATAATTGCCGCTTGCGGTCAGACATGACACAACTCAATTTCAACACTATTGGGGGCAGTTCCAGTAAAATCGGAAGTGTTGGTGTCGTCACCCTGAACCTGCCAAGGATTGCTTATGGAACGAACTCTAAAGTTTTTCTTGAGTTTGTCAAAAAATATGCTGAACAGGCTTGTAAAATTAACAATGCAAAAAGACAGATAATATCTAAAAGAATTGAGCTTAATGCAATGCCTCTGTATTCTTTAGGATTTATGAGTCTGGATTCACAATTCAGTACTGTGGGTTTTACTGGAATGTACGAAGCTGTGAAGTATTTAGAAGACCCTGAAACTCAGACAGAATATGTTAATATAGCTTCAGAGATATTGGAAGTTATTGATGATGTGACTAAAACTTACGCAGCATTGACAGGTTATCCTCACAATATAGAGCAGACCCCAAGTGAAACTTCAGCTATCAAATTGGTAGAAAAAGATAAGTACTTTAGTTTACCTGTAACAGTTCCTTTTTATTCCAACCAGTTTCTTCCTTTACAACAACAGGCAGATTTACTGGACAGGATTTACGTTCAAGGACAGCTTGACAGGAAGTGTTCTGGGGGCAGTATTCTTCATATCAATATTGACAATCCGATAACCGCTGAAGAAGCGGAGCAGTTGACTATTATGTGTGCTGAAGCAGGTGTTGTATATTATGCTAAAAACTATGTTCTGAATAAATGTAAGTCAGGACACATGACAGCAGGCACAAGGGAAAAATGCTGGTGTGGGAAAGAAATTACTGACAGGTACACGAGGGTAGTAGGATTTCTTACAAACGTTTCAGACTGGCATAAGACAAGAAGAGAAAAAGATTTCCCTGAAAGGAAGTTTTATTAACCTTGCAGGTACAGAGTACAACCTGAAGTTTAAAGCTTTTGAAATTTATCTTTCAGGTTGTAACCCACCACATTGTCCAGGCTGTCACTCACAGGAAACATGGGATTTCAACTTTGGAACTCCTCTTAATATCGCTAATCTTATTGAAAAGATAAACAGATTTAAGAACTACATTAATTCTATCTGGATATTAGGCGGAGAACCTTTAGACCAACCAAAAGACCAGTTCAAACAATTCATTCAAAAACTTAAAGAACACTTTCCAGAACTTCCATTCTGGCTGTGGACTCACTACAGGGATATTCCTGAAGATATACTCCCGTATTTTCAATTTGTTAAAATCGGAGCGTATCGGGAAGACCTGCCTGGTTACATGACCAAATATGGTATTTATCTGGCTAGTGGGAATCAGGAGATATTAGAGGTTTAAATGTATTGGCAATGCCTGGACAGTGAATGTCATTGTACATATTTTTAAAAACTTAAAGGAGATACATGGAACTTGAAGCAAACTGCCTACTTCCATGGGCTAGAACAGTATTAAAATTAACCCCTAAGCATAAAGACAGAAAAGCTCTTTTTGCATGGTTTAAGAGTAAATCAGCAAAAGCTGTTTGGGGTACAGATAAAGCAAGACATTACAGACAAGCACTAAGAAAAGCAATGGAGGAACAAAATGTATTGGGTTAAACATTGGGACGACGCACTGGCTCAGTTTGAAACTTTAGAAGAAGCTCTGGAGTACATAAAAGAAGATATAGTATTTTGGGGAGATTTTGGATTGGATGATTATAAATTAATCAAAGGTGAAGAACTAAACTTAAAACTAAACATCGCTATTGATATTACTGATTGATGGTGATGTCCTCTTATACCGCTTTGGGTTTAAGTCTGAAAATTCAATAGAATGGTCTGATACTTTAAAATCAGAATGGCTTGACCCTCTTCCAGATGCACTGGCTGACACAGACAGATACATTCAAGGTTTACTTACAGATACAAAAACCAAAGATTGTATTGTCTGTCTGTCAGGCAGTAAAAACTTCCGGTATGACCTGCTGAGTACTTACAAACATAATCGAAAAGACAAACCAAAGCCTGTTTACCTTGATGAAATAAAGGAACACCTGAAGACTAACTACAAGTTTCAGCAAAAAGATGTCCTTGAAGCTGATGACTGTATGGGAATACTGGCTACAAAGTTTCCTGACAGTTATATTATAGCTACAATAGATAAAGACCTTAGACAAATTCCAGGACATTACTTTAACTTTACAGACAGAAAACTGGAAGTAATCAGTCAGTTTGAAGCTGACAGGTTCTTTTATGAGCAATGTCTTTCAGGTGACACTGTAGATGGTTACTCAGGTGTGCCAGGTATTGGAAAAGTTAAAGCAGGTAAAATAGTATCTGAAGTGTTTACAGGAGATAATCACAGGGAAGTCTGGAAGCGGATAGTAGAGGAATACGAAAAGAAGAACCTGACAGAGTCTTATGCTCTTACTCAGGCAAGAATGGCTCGTATTCTGCGTGTCGAAAACTGGGACGGAAATGAGCAAAAAGTAAAACTCTGGAAGCCTTGTCAATAAAGGCTTTCGCCCAAGTCGACACTATGGGGAAGAGCCACAGGGGAGAAATATACTATAAGTATAACTATAAGAGTATCTTTAGATATACTGAAGATTAACTATAAGAGTATCTTTAGATTCACTGTAAGTCATGCTTTAGATACATTAAAGATTAAACTGAAAGACACTACATTAAGTCTTTTAATTAAAGGAGTACTATGGAACAGATACCAATGTATGCAAGTGATTTGATTGAGAAGCTCGACGAAGAGTTTCCTCATAGATGTATTAAACCAGGTGAAAGAAGAGACGAAGCCCTTGCTTATGCAGGTAAGCGTATGCTTATTGATGATTTGTTGTGTCTTCTTAAAGAAGCTGGGGAAGATACAAAGGTGATTTAAATGGGCTTTTTTTCAGATGCTTGGGACGATGTAACAGACGCTGTTTCAGATGCTTGGGATAGTATCGAAGATGAGGCAAAGCGTTTTGGTCGTAAGTTTGATAGAGAAACCAGACGTTTCCATGACCAATTAGGAGACTGGTGGGGGGACGCTACCAAGTTTTCTTTTTTACAGCCAGACTTTCCTGATATCCCTGAACCTGAAGAATACGCCCCAAAATATGAAAGGGAAACACCTGAAATAATGTATTCTCCTGGAAGTAAATATACAGAAGGGCGAAAGTCAGGAAGAAATTTAGGAATCAGGAGCCTGCAAATACCTCTCAATATTACTGGAGGAAGCACAGGAAGGACAGGTTTAGGACAATTTTAAATGAAAGTATAAAAAGTCTCTGGCTGAAGAGAGATGCTGAACGTACAGCTCACTTGAACAGAGTCAGAAGATGTGCAGAACTTACCCTGCCTTATATCTTACCGCCTGCTGAAGCTGATTACAACACAGAACTTTATAAACCTTATCAGGCTCTAGGTTCTTTACTGGTTGAAAGTCTGGCTTCAAAACTCTGGCTGACAACTCTACCGCCTTCTACCAGTTTTTTCAGGCTTTCTTTGTCGGCAGAACTCAAGCAGGAAATTAAAGCACAGGTAGGGGAAATCAATGAGTCTGATATTCAAGTCATTATGCAGGATTTTGAAGAACTGGTTAATGAGTGGATAA